TGCTCCGCCCCTGGATGAAGGTTCGGGTCTGATGATCGCCAAGGGTCGCCTCGGCCAGCGGATCACCTTCCAGCGGGTAAGCGTGAGCACCGACGATCACGGCGGCGAAACCGAGAGCTGGACCACTTACGCCTCGGCCTGGGCCGAGGTTCACTTCGGCAGCGGCCAGGAACGGCGGGCAGCCGCGCAGGAGGCCGCGACTCAGAGCGCCGGCTTCGTGGTGCTCGCCAACACTCAAACGCTGGCACTGACGCCCATGGACCGGATCGGCGGCTATCTCGGATCGGACTGGGACATCGTTTCGATATTCCCAGCCCCGCGCGCCGGAACGGTTGAAATCACGGCGGTCCGCAAGGCCGCGTAGCAGGAGTTTGGTTGAATGAAAGTCAGGACCCTTCGCCCGCACGATAACGCGCATGGCGAGAGCTTCAGCAAGGAAGCCGGCGACGTCTACTCGCTGCCCCGCGCAGAAGCCGAAATGCTGATCCGCCGCAAGATCGTGGAGCTGGCCGATGACGAAGATGATCAGGCTGAGGGGCTTCAGGGATCTGGACAAGGCCCTCTCGGAACTGCCGAAAGCGACCGGGCAGAACGTCCTGACAAGGGTAGGAAAGCGCGCGCTCGAACCGATGAGGGCGAAGGCGGAGAGCCTGGCGCGGGTTGAATCCGGCGATCTCCAGCGCAGCATCACGATCTCGAAGCGACGCACCCGCCGGGTGCCGAAGGAAAGGGGTCCCAAGCGCGGCGTCGCGATGGCGATGGGGCCGGGTTCTGGGGATGGCGTGTTGAACTACGCCGCGCTCGACGAGTTCGGTACGGTCAATGTGCCGCCCCAGCCCTACATGCGGCCGGCCTGGGACAGCGAGGCTGAACCCGCGCTCGAAACGATCAAGGCAGAACTCTGGGGCGAGATCGACAAGTCCGCCAAGCGGCACGCGCGAAAGCAAGCGAAGGGATGATCCGATGATTGTCAAACTGATCGCCGCGCCGGGCGTTGCCGGCGGCAAGGCGCTGGCCTTGTGCGACGACGACGGGGAGCCGCTGCCCGAACAGATCGGTTGCGAGGTGAGAAGCTTCGCCGGCGAGATCCCGACCGTGGCCGTCACCTTTCATGTGACCGGCAAAGCCATTCGCTTCGAGTAACCGATGGACATGCCCGGCGCGCTTCGGGCGCGCGCGATCGGCGACGCTGGCGTCGCGGCGATCGCCAGCACGCGCGTGCACTGGGTGCAGAGGCCGCAGGCCGGCGCGCTGCCGGCGGTCACCCTGACCACGATAAGCGACCCGCGCCCGCAGCACCTGAAGGGCTTCAACGATCTGCGCGAGACCCGCGTCCAGGCCGATTGCTGGGCCGGATCGCACAAGCAGGCCAATGACCTGGCCGAAGCCCTGATCGCCGCGCTGGCCCCCGAGAACACGGGCAACGGCGTGATCTTCAACCGCGCGCTGGTCGACGCCGTGCGCGACCTTGGCGAGCAGACCGACACGATCTTCATCCACCGCACCAGCATCGATTTCCGATTCTGGTGGCAGCCTTCCTGAGGAGAAACGAATGACTGGCGCAAAGACCGGTTGGGGTGGCGAATTCCACCTCGACAGTGCTTCGAACGTGCTGACCGAGCTGACCGAAGTGGTGAGCTTCACCCTGCCCAACGGCGAGGTTGAATCGCTTGACGCCTCGCACCTCAAGTCGCCCAACCGCCACCGCGAATACATCGCCGGCATGATCGACGATGGCGACCTGCAGGTTGTCATCAACTACATCCCGGGCAACGCCACCGACGTGCTGATCCGCGCCGCCAAGGCCGATGGCGTCACCCGCGACTTCATGGCGGTGATCCCGCGCGCGACCGCGAACTGGGAAGTCGCCGGCACCGGAACGGTGACCGGTTGGGACCGCGGCGAGATTGTCGGCGACGGTGTCATGCGCGGCACGATGACCATCAAGGTCAGCGGCGACCAGACCGAGGCGGCAGCCAGCTAATGAGCCAGGAACACGGAATCGAACGCTTCGAGGCGCTGGGCCGCAGCTGGACCGCGCAGTACAGCTTTGCCGCCTTCATCGAGGCCGAGCGCGAGCTCGACGGCCGCGACTTCATGGAGATCCTCCAGAAGCCCGGCTTTGCCGACCTTGCCACCTTGCTGGGCGCCTGCCTGCGCAAGCATCAGCCGGATCTCACCTTCGAAGGGATCTGCGACCTGATCGACGAGATCGGACTCGCCAAGACTTCCGAAACAATCCAGCGCGTGGTTGCGGCCAGCATGGCCGGACGCCAGGGCGCAAGCTCGGACGGGAGCGCGGAGGGAAACCCCAAGGCGGCCCGCAAGGCCCGACCGACTGGCTAGGCCTGCTCTCGGTCTGGGTCGAGGCCGGCAATCCGGCTGATTCCTTCTGGGACCAGACCCCCGGCAGTTTCGACGCGGTCATGGAAGGCTGCCGCCGGCGTGAAAAGCGCATGCAGGGGTTCGCCCTGGCGGCAGGTTGGCACGTGGAGAACTTCGCCCGCGCCGGCAAGCAACTGAAGAACCTCGACCACTACCTCAAGCAGCTCGAGCCGCAGGAAACCAGCCCGGCCGATGAAGCCGCCGCGATCTTCGCTGATTTCGCCGCGCGCGGCCTGGTGACGATCACCGAACGCAGGAAGGAACCCTAATGACCGGCCAGTCGCTGATCGGCAATCTGGCGGTCGACCTGCTGATGGAGACGGCCGCGTTCGAACAGGGCGCGACCTACGCCGAGAAGCGGCTCAACAAGATGAGCCGCAGCTTCGAGAAGATCGGCCAGGGCTGGATCGACCTCGGCCAGAAGATGACCCTGGGCCTGACCGTGCCGATCGCCGCTTTCGGCGCGACGGCGATCAAGGCGGCGGCGGAAAGCAAGGATGCGCTCGGCCAGGTCGAGGCGGCGCTGACCAGCATGGGCGACGCTTCGGGCCGGACGCTGGGCCAGCTGCAGGACCTTGCCGGCGGGCAAATGCGCAAGTCGCTGTTCGACGACGACGAGATCCTACGCAAGGTCACCGCCAACCTCCTCACCTTCGGCAATGTCTCGGGCAAACAGTTCGACCGGGCGCAGCAGGCCGCGCTCGATCTGGCGACCCGCCTGCAGATGGACCTGCAGTCCGCGACGCTGCTGGTCGGCAAGGCGCTCAACGATCCCGTCAAGGGAATGAACGCGATGAAGCGCGCGGGCATCCAGTTCACCGACCAGCAGAAGGCGCAGGTCGAGGCGATGCTGGCGGTCAACAATGTCGCCGGCGCGCAGGCGATCATGCTCGGCGAGCTCGAGCGCCAGTTCGGCGGCGCTGCGGCCGCGGCGCGCAAGGCCGATCCGTTCGGCGCGCTCAAGATCAGCTTTGGCGAGCTTCAGGAGACGATCGGCGGCAAGCTGACCCCGGTCCTGGTCCCGCTGGTCGACAAGCTGACCGTGCTGATCGACAAGTTCTCGGCGCTTCCGCCCGGCGCGCAGACGACGGCGATAGCGCTGGCAGGAATTGCCGCGATCGCGGGGCCGGTGCTGATGGGGCTGGGCGCGATCGTGCAGGCGCTCGCCCCGTTCATCGCCGCGATTTCATTCGTGGCCGCCGAGGGCGGGCCGCTGCTTGCCTTCAAGGCGGCAATGACCGGTCTCGGCATCGTCTGGGGACCGGTGCTGCTGGGTGTCGCCGCCTTCGCCGCGGCGGGCGCCGTTATCTACGCCAACTGGGACAAGATCGCCCCGGTGCTGTCCGAATTCTGGGAAGCGCTCAAGCAGGCGATCGGCCCCGAAGTCATCAAGCTGATCGAGACACTCAAGGCTACGCTTTCCGATCTCTGGAACGGTCCGCTCGGCGCGATGCTGCGCGAAGGGGTTTCCCTGCTGGGCGATTTCGCGGTCGCATACATCAAGGCCTTCGGCCTGCCGACGATTGCGGCAATCAAGCTGCTCGCTTCCGGCCTGGTCAACCTGTTCCAGATGATCGGCGACGGCGTGCGCGCGGTGAAGGCCGTTTTTGACGGCGACTGGAAAGGCGCGATCCTGGGCGCGGTCTCGGTGTTCAACCGGCTGTTCGGCGGGCTGCCCGCCTACGTCGCCGGGATCGGCCAGCGGATTGGCGAAGCCATCCGGGTCTGGGTGGTCGACAAGCTCAACTCGATCTGGACCAGCGTCGAGAAGCGGATCGAGCAGGTCAAGCAGAGCTTCTTCGGTCTTTACGACGCGGTGGTCGGCCACAGCTACGTGCCCGACATGGTCGATGGCATTGCCGAGCAGATGAAGCGGCTTGACGCCGTGATGGTCGATCCCGCGAACAAGGCGACCGCAAAGACCGGCGCGGCCTTCAGGAAGCTGGCCGATGAGGTCAAGCCGCTGCTCGACCGGCTGTTCCCCGAGGCCGCCGCGCTCAACGGTTTTCGCAGCGACAACGCGCTGATCAACAAGGCCGAGAAGGGCAAGGCGCTAACTGCCGATCAGGCCGCGGAAGCGCGCAAGCGGCTTGCGCTCGAGGGGCAGCCGAACACGATCGAGGATTGGATGGCCGAATGGTCCGCCCCGATCGACGTGTCCGGCGACATCGAGGTCGCGCTGTCGAAGATCCTGAAGGCCACCGGACAGGCGGCGCAGGGTCTAAGCGACAAGACGGTCCAGATCGCCAAGAGCTTCAAGGACATGGCGAGCGAGACGCTCGATTCTCTCAACGGCCTGGCCAGCGCGATCAAGGGCGGCGGCTTCCTCGATATCTTCTCGAGCGTGCTGGACCTGCTGCTGCAGCTCGGTTCGTTCGGGCTGTTCGGCTCAAAGATCGCCACCAACCTCAATTCGGCCAAAGGCTTTGGCGGCTTTCGCGCCAATGGCGGCCCGGTGGTTCCGGGCAAGAGCTACATTGTCGGCGAGAACGGACCGGAATGGTTCACCGCGGGTTCCGCCGGCGGCATCAGGCCGATGAGCGGAGGCGGCGGCGCGGTCGTCCAGATCGTGCCCACGCCCTATTTCGACGCCATCGTCGACGGCAGGGCGGCGCGGGTCGCCGCGCCGATGGCGGCGGCATCGGGCCACTTCGCGCGGCAGGCCGCCGGGGGTGACATGCAGCGCCAGGCCAGGCGCAGGATCCCGGGATAATGACACTCACGTTGCCCACAACCCCAGCCCCGCGCGAAGCATCACCGCTGAAGGTTTCTTTCGACGGTGTGCTGAAGCCGTTCCTGGGCGGCCCGGTCAATCCGATCGGTCGCCTCGGCACGCGGCTCGGCCTGCGGGTCAGCTATCCGCCGATCCGGGGAGCGGTGGCGCGCCAGTTCCAGTCGAGGCTGCTGCGCGGGCAGAATGAGCGCGTGATCCTTGAATGGCCGCTGCTCGATCTCGATCCGGGCAGCCCGCCCAATCCGCAGATCAATACCAGCAGCAGCGGCACCGCGATTTCGGTGAAGGGGCTGGGTGTAGGCTACACCTACCCGGAGGGGCAGCCGCTTTCGGTGATCCACGACGGGCGGCGGTACATGCACCTGATGACTGGCGGCGGCGCGGCGAAC